TCTTCATCTAGTCGTAAAATATTTTTCCAAATCCATTCTTTAGACAAGTACTCACCAGCAAATTGCGTTGCTTCAGACATAAGACCCATACGGTCACGTAAGATCTCTGCTTCTTTCAGTTCAACATAGTGATTGTCTCTAACAAAATCTACGACGATATCATTCTTCCAATCGTCCCAATCTTGCTCCGTAATAATACCTTTCAGTAAAAGTTGTTTGCGAAGAATACTCAGAAAAACTTGTGAAAATTTACGACGAAGTCTGTCAATGAATTTTTGAAACTTGACTTCATCACGAGTAATTTCGCCACTTCGTCCCAGAGAAAAAGTTGCTTCTTGTTCTAATCGCTGAACAGGGACGTTCAACGATCTGTATAATCTCTTTTGGAAATAAATGATATCATCAATTTGACCAAGGTTGTCGCCACCAGGAAGGGTAGAGATTTCTGTTCCTCGACCACCTTCTCTACGTGGCAACCAAAAATCTTCAAGCATAGACATATGCTTACGATCATCTTTGAGTTCACCTGTGCTTGCATCATAGACCAACTTGTTTCTATATTTGGTCATGATGTCTTTCATGTATTGCTCTGCTTTACCACGTGGTAAATTACCTACATCAATGTAGAAAATGCGGCGTTCTGGTGCACGAGCAAGACGATAGATGACAAGACTGTCTTCCATCATACGTAATTGGTTTATAGGTTTGAGTGCTTTATGTAAGTGAGAAACTACTTTCTTTTTCGTTTCATCCAGCATACCAGAAGTCACGTAGGTAATAGAATCAGGAGAAAATTTCACAGCACCTGTTTGATTAGTACCCGGTTTTTCTTCAAAGATATAAAACTCTTCTACCTCTTCAATAACCTTAGCACCTGTAATAGGGTCTTTTTTAGACTTGATATTTTTTACTTTACGAATCTTTGCGGCATCAATGTTACGGATCTCTTGAATACCCGCTTTTAGGTTCGATTCGTTGACTAATAGATGATAGAATATTCTGCCATCTACATACCACGATCTGAAAATGTCGTGACCTAAATCGTTGAACTTCAACATGGTAAGAATTTTTTTGAATTCTTCCTCCATGCTTTTTTTGATTTTAGTTGGAGCATCGATTTCATCTAATGACAATTCAACATTAGATGTGAGTTCCGAAGCAGTGATTGATTCGTTCACGATCTCTTCGACTGCCATATCGACTTCAGAGTTCAGAGAAACTCCTCTGTATTTCATAATCAATTCATGAACGTCTCGGGCATTGTCGCCTTCCAAGTTTACGTATTGACCAAAGTACCCCGCAGACGAAGTGACGTATCCCGCCCCATCTTCATCGGTTGGTGGTACAACAGATTTGAGAGTAGGTTCAGGTTTAGAACCCTTAGACCTTTTTATCTCGAATCCGAATAATTTTATTACATCATCTGCCATTGGAATACCCTAGAAATTAGACAAAGGGGGTTCTTTTGAACCCCCTTACATATTATATATAATGCCTACTAACTTGTTGTATTGCTTTCCCAATACTGATAAGCAAACTCTACAGAGAACTGTTCGATAGCAGTTACCTGATCATAGTCGAGTTCGATAGAACCAACACTTACAGGAAACGCGCCTCTGAAATCATATCGTTTCAGAATATTAGAGTTCCTATCCAACTGTTCTACAGTAAGATCCGTCTGATAATCGGTAGGGTTTACTAAACCAGTATTTGCACTATGTGCGTTGATACCGTTTACCCATCGCTCCATTGCATCACGTACAACAAAACCCGTATCATTCAAACAGGTAACAGTCCAGTTTTCAAATGTACGGTCACCCGCCATTTTCAGAACCCTACCTCTAAATGGAATTTCCATTACTCCCGTAGAAGAAGCAGGTAACTGTGCTGATTTGCAAAGGAAAGATGTCAGTTCGACATCTCCCCCAGCATATGTAGGAAAGTTCAGTGTAACCTTGAAAAGATTACTACGTGCACCCCCACCGGTTAGTTTTGACTTGAAGTCATCAACTCCTAAAATTGCCATCTAGACTCTCCTTATACTGTGCCAACAACTTCTTCAAACTCGACACCCGATCTAACTGCCACGAAGTTAAGCGTGATAAAGTTGATTGAACGTGCGGGTTTGACAAAGATGCTTGCCACAAAACGATTGCTATCAATTACGTTTGCCGTGTTGTTTGTTTCGTCACAAACTACGCGGAAGTCAGTAATTCCTCTTCGACCTTGAATCTCTCGTAAGAAAGGTTCAACGATACCAACAAACTCTGAACGAGTAAATTCATCGTTGAATTCGAACAAAACATTTTCCGATGCTTTTTTGATCGCCCTTTCAATTACAAGGAACAACCTACGAACATTGATTCTATCAAATGCACTTGGACGTGATTCTTTAGTCTTATCGCCGTATAGTAAAATGCCTTGACCAGGAAGGTTTACGATGGGGTTTACACCACGCTTATAAAGTTGATCTCTATACTCTCTTGCAGCATTCCACGCAAGTGCGGTAACACCGAAGTATAATCCTCTTCGTTGTCCTGCGGGTGAGAACCATGGAGCAGATACTTGATCTGTCAATGCTAATAGACCAGCAGTAGAACTTGAAGCAGGAATGTAAAGATAAGCATCTTTATACTTGTCGTATACTTTCAACCAGTTATTATCTACGATCAAGTAGTTAGATGCGACCAAACCGTTTGAGAATGCCTCAACCGCGTTAGCGATATTGGTAGTGCTTGATTGGTTCAATACATCGTCACGTGAAGGTGAAGATAGAACTACACAATCCCTTCTCAATCCGCCAGCAATTGCTACGAGATTAGAAACCACTGTAGTCTGCGCTGCGCGAGAGGTCATCCCAGGAGCAATCAAGAAATCTACTGTGATGTTTTCAGGATCTTTGAATAAATTAAATCCTGTAGCAACATCGCCCTCGTCTATCGTAGCACTGTCAGCGCCACCCGTCAAAGAGTAGTCTTGGTTACCTGAAGTTGAAGCAGTGAATGCAGCAGAAGCATTACCAAGTTCGGTAAAGTTAGCAATATCTGCTGCCCATACCCAATTAGATTTGCTACTCAGTACATCAATAATATAATTTGATGAACCGTCTGTTGTTTTAGCATCGCCTGCTAAAGATAAAAAGGAAAACGTTTCGAGCACGACACCCGGAGTACCTGAAATAACACCATCTTCATCAATGATAGCAACGTGGCATTCATCGTTAGAACCAGCAAGTGCTAATACATGAGCGGAAGTACCAGGAGCAGCATCAAATTCATCTTTATATGCCCATGAAGCAAACCCAGAACCAAGAGCAGGACATACAGAAATTTTCAAACTGTTGCCTACTGACCCAGCATACTTAGCAATGATTTGCTCTGATGCGAGTGCAGATTTCTTGTATTCCCAATCAGCAGAGTTCTTGACTAATGTTCCTGTGGTAGAAACGACAGCAGTCAGAGTACCGTTACCTGTTGGTGTTTGAGTTACAGTCGGAACGGTAGCATAACCAGATCCGATATCTGTGATAGTGATAGTCTTGATACCAACCGTAACATCAACGGTCAGACCATTATCCCCTGCCACGCTGGCATTGATTGTAGTTGCTTCGTTTACTGCTGATAAAGTTCCTGTGAAACCACCGCCAGAAGTAAGTACTACACCCGTAACAACACCGCCAGCACTTACGCTGCTAACTCGTGCGGTTGCATTAGAACCTGTCCCCAAGTCTACTTGGAAAGTTTCGTTCAATGCGTACCCTGTTCCTGCGGCATCGCCAACAGCAATGGATTTGATTTCCATTGTTGCGTATGCAGCAGCACCAGTTCCGCCACCACCAGTAAATCCGATGGCAGGAGTATTAGTGTAGTTATTGTTAGTTCCTGCTACTGTTACGCCAGTAACGGTGCCCGTACCTACCAATGCAGCATTCAACGCAGATTGCTGTGTTCTAACGACATACATCGTTGAAGCATATTTTAGGAAGTAGGCAGCAGTCAGAAAGTCAACTGATGATTTTGTTGATAAAATGGGTGAGCCAAATATTTCTGCCAATCTTGCTTCGTTAGAAACTAAGACTGGTTGCTCAATTGGTCCCCAATTGAAGTCTCCTACAAACGCTCCAGTAGAAGTATCGACTGATGGCACTACGCCACTAAGATCGATTTCCTTTACGGTTATGTTTGGAGACGCGAATTGATTTGCCATAGTCGTGTCCTTTTCGTTTTACCTATGATAAGAAAACATAATACGAGTAATATCTCAATGCTTTTATTTATAATAAACGAAACTTTACCAACTGTCGTTAGGGTCAGCAGGTGCCCAAACACTCCATTGTTTTCTTTCGAAGTCTTCTTGAGACTCTATCATCTCAATATGATCACTACCGTCATCTATCCAACCAAAAGGTACAACATCATTTTCTATAGCGTCCATTCGTTCTTGGTACATCAACTCTTTGAGATTGATATCTGTCATATTGTGGAAAAACTCAGTGTGTATAAAGTATCCCATCATTACCAAGTTCATCATCAAGTCATCATGATTGCCTTCTGCCGCCTCATAAGACTGACCTTTCAGAATAAAGGTAGAAACTTCCATGATGGTTTGCTCATCTACTATCTCTAATTTTCTGGACTCCATGAGATCTTTGATACCAGAACAACCAAGTCGTTTAGTTCTACGGTTCATCTCAACCCCGATGTGAGAAGATTTTACTGTAGATGAAACGTGGACATGTTCGTATTCAATATCGTAGTATAAACCATTGCAGACTACCGCACCCTGATCATTTGCTTCAATAACGACATAAGCATTGTTGTAGACAGTTGCGTACTTATATATAATATTAGGGAAGAGTATTGGAGAGATAGTGTTGTTCCGGTACACAGCAACCTGTTTGAAGGGTCTGGTCGTTATATCAATAACAGTGAACGTAGAATAGTCCTGTCCTCTTCCTTTCGAGACATCAACGGTCATGATGTACTCGTGACTCGGCCGAGTTTCATCGTAAACTAACATAAGACCACCCTCTAGTACCCGCAGGGGCGCTTTTGATCTTAACGACAAAAGCGTCTCTGCGTTTATTAGGGTGTCTCCTGTTCCGAAAAAAGTATTACCAAATTCTTGATCGAATTGCAATTGCGAAGTGTTGGCAATTGTCATTTGTTTCCATGCTTCGTCTCGACTTGGAACGTCCCACCAATCTACTCGAAAGGATTTAAACTCGTTCGTTCCTTGCTCCGCTCCTTCCCAGATTTTGTGGAAAATATTCCCGATACCGTTTGCCGTAGACGTGATAATAACCTTCGTGTCTTTACCGGAAGAGATAACCGGATAGGTGGAAGTATAGAATTCACCTGCTCGCTCAACAAAAGCAAACTCATCGAGATAGAGCAAATTGACAGACATACCACGAATAGAAGACCCGCTGGTAGAAGCAGCAACAATCCGAGAATTATTAGAAAATTCAATAGACCCTTTGTTAAGAGATTTGCAACCGGGCTGCAAAAAGAAAGGAAGGTTCTCCAACATGAGAGTAACACGTCCAAGCATCTCTCTCGAAGTGGAACCTTTGTTTGCGAGGACTGCGATTGTTTTTTCGGGATTGAAGATTGCATACCAGAGTAAGTAGGCGACAGACGAAATAGATTTGCCACTCTGTCTACAAGCAAGAATAATAGTAAAACGATTGCTATTAAAATGCTCGAACATCTTTTCTTGATAGGGGTAAAGATCGAACGGAACGAGACCTTTATCGAGTGATATAATTTTGACATATGTTTCCGCAAAATACGAAGGACTTGCCATACACTTTGCATATTCTTGGACCTCCTCTGTGGTCCACTCCTGAACTACACCATCTCTTTTTACTAGTGAGTTATATTGATATGTTTCATTCTGCATTCGAATTGCTTGAGTCAATTTCTATCACCTTTTCATCTTCTACTTTATGTAGCAACCTTTGTAAGTCTGTTGTGCTACCGAGAAATACATTGTTATTGGTGATCTGCTTTGCTTGATTCTTGCTTGGTTCTAACATTTCTTTTTGTTTCTTATTCAGATCCATCAGTCTATCGTTGACATCGGATATGTTTTTGACCATACCTGATAACACTTCAAACGCACGAGGGTGTTCTGATTCACGAGCAACCTCGATCATAAGATCAAGAGACTCTTTACCCTTTTCAATCAGTTCATAGTATGTAGCGCGAGAGTAATCGTAGTCATACTCTACCTTTTCTTCGGGTGTTCTTTTATCTTTATCGTGGTTTTTCATTATGATGGACCATCCGATGCTTCTACTTTATGTTCAAAACTTCCAGTCAGGACAGTTGTTCCGGTTCCCAGAACCCCCGAGTATTGTTTGATAGTATATTTAACGTAGTTTGTGATCGCAGAGGAACCAGCACCAGAACCATCGCCCGTTCCACCTTCGGCTCTGGTTGCTTGTAGTCTAACGATATCACTCAATTGAATCCACGTATTTGCTGTGGATTGTGTCCAAGAAGTTGCTACACCTCCTTTTAGAACTTCATAAGCGTCACCTGCCACCGAACCTCTTGTTGAGCTTGTTAATATCGTTAAACCAGAATTCTCATAAACTTGGAACAAAATTTGATAACTATCTCCAAAAGTAGAATTTTGAGTGCTAGACCAGTTATTTCCTGTATCAAGAGCAGGAGTAATGGTCTCCACGTTTTCAGTCCCAAATCCAGTACTCTGTATAGCAGTCGAACCATTTCTTAAGAAATCTATTTGAGAAGTTGTGGTACACCCAAGGAACGGATTGTTAGTAAACCTTCTATGTCTAACTAATGTAGGATCGAATGCGAATGTGAGTGCTGTAGGATCATCTGTCACAGTAATCGTTGCAGTGGTTGCTACTTCAGTTCCGCCAGTCACAGCATCAAACAATTTACCAGTAAATGTTTCGTTATCATCCACACCATCTGCACCGCCTGCTCCTGCAAGTGTTACAGCAACAGAGGTGGGTGAGAAAGATGTTCCGTTCCACGTAACAGTAGTTCTTGCCGTTGGAGTATTGCCAGGAGGCACAGCGGTAAAGTCAGCATTAGACGTTGAGACATGAGCAATCTCGAAGTAATATGTTTGTGCCGCAGACCCTGCTGCTTCACCGAATGTAAAGGTAACTGTATTACCTTCGGTGGGTGTCGTAGTACTGGGCGTAACAGTCGGAGCATTTGCAGGAATAACTGTGCCATCTATTACATTAAAAGAATGAGTTTGTTTTCCGATATAACTAGCATTGGTTGCTACTTCTAAAACATATCCCCTTGTTCCGCTGGTAGCATTTTCTTCCACTTCTAATTCTATACTAGAATTTCTAGTACCGTCTGTGGTTTCAGTTCCGCTGTCTCTGCTCGGAAAAT